AACAAAATAGATAATTTGATTGATAAGTTATGATTGAACTTAAAATATCGGATTTAATCCCAGACGATAAAAATTACAACAAAGGAACTGAATTTGGTAATTCATTAATTGAAAAATCATTAAGAAAATTCGGGGCTGGTCGTTCAATATTGTTAGATAAAAATAATCGAATCATAGCGGGTAACAAAACAATTGAAAATGCGAATGCTATCGGTTTAGAAGATATTATTATCATTGAAACGACAGGCAATCAAATAGTAGCGGTCAAAAGATTAGATATTGATTTGGATTCCAAAATGGGTCGAGAATTAGCCTTTGCAGATAACGCTTCAGCAAAAGCAAATATTGATTGGGACATGGATAATGTCTATGAAGATTGGACTAAGCAAGAAGCTTTAAATTGGGGCGTTAGTGAATCAAAAGAAGATATGCAAACGGTAGAGGAAGCTCAAGAAGAAAACTTCATTAAGATATCTATTGAAACGACAAACAACGCTTTTATAGAAATGAATGAAAAGCTTCAAAACTTGTGTGACGAATACAGTGCGATAATGAAAGTCAAATGAAAAAGCACGTTAAACTTTATTTGTCATTCTTTGGTTACGATACTAGCGACTTTATACCTTGCGAAGTGTGTGGTAAACAATCGGTAGACATTCACCATATTGAAGCGCGTAGAATGGGTGGCTCTAAACTTGCAGACCATATTGACAACTTACAATCTTTGTGCAGGGAGTGCCATATAGAATACGGGGATAAAAAACAATATAAAGAATACTTACAAGACATACACGATTTATTAATTCAAGATAGGTTATATGGAAAAGGTAATTGAATTCGTTTTATACGTTTCATTTTTAGGACTTGCAACGTATTTTTTGATACTAGGAATTATAGGAATATTTAACTATTTATAAGATGCCAGATATTGAAATGTGCAAGGGCGAAAATTGCCCTTTAAAAAATGAGTGCTATCGTTACACAGCGACACCGAATGAATATCAAAGTTACTTTGTAGACCCTCCGTATATTGAAGACGAATGCGAGTTCTTTTGGGGTAAACAATCAAGTTATATTTATGATAGCTTAAAGGATATATTTAACGGTGATATAAATAAAAAATAGGTATAAAATAGGTGTATGGCAAACAATGAAAATTTAATACATATTAAAAAAGGTGAAATAAGAAATCCCTATGGCAGACCAAAAGGAGAAAGTAAAAAGAAAAAATTAAATAAACTATTGGATGACATTATAAAAATACATAATGGTAAAATATCAAATCATAAAAAAAGAATAATTTATAATTTATATGAAATTGTTTTATCTGATATTGGTTCGGATGAAATTACAGATACAATAAATGATTTATATTTTATTCAAAGTGAAGTAGGAATTAAAATAGGAATATCTAAAAACGTAGAAAATAGATTAAAGCAAATTAAATATTATTCAGAAAGTTCTAAAATATTAAAGGTTATTAAATATGGTGGTAACTTTGAAAAGTTATTACATAATAAATTTTCGTATTTAAATATAAAAGGTAATAGTCAAATTGGTATTGAATGGTTTTATAAAAATGATGATTTACTTTCTTTTATTGATGAAATAAATACAACGAAAGATTTAGCTCAAATATTCTGTAAATTTACAGATTATCAACTTTCATTATTCAATTAAAATATATGGCATTTCCAAATAAAGAAACACAATTTAAAAAAGGCGCGGTTGCTAATCCGACTGGCAGACCTAGAAAATACGTTTCACAATTACGTGAACAAGGCTACAAGGTAAGCGAGGTGAACGACGCTATTCAAGTTTTAATGTCAATGACTATCGAAGAACTTAAAGACGTTTATGTAAATCCACAAGCAACGGTTTTAGAAAAGACAATCGCTGGAGCTATACGAAAGTCAATCGAGAAAGGTTCTTTATATTCAATTGAAACTTTATTAACGCGCGTATATGGTAAGCCAAAGGAGCAAATGGATTTAAACGCTTCAGGTGGCTTTAAAATTGAAGTAACGTATAAAGATGCAGACGATAGCGATAGAGCTTCCTAAACCACACGAGGGACAGCGTAGCGTCTTAGAATCAAAGGCTAGGTTTAGAGTTTTAATGTGTGGTCGTAGGTGGGGCAAATCTTTGATTAGTAAACAGTACACAATTACGGAATCTTTAGCAGGTAATATTAACGCGTACATTACTCCGACGTATTCACTTGCAAAAGTTTTCTTTGATGAGATAGCAAAGCTAATCCCGAACGAGGTAGCAACCGCAAACAAATCCGATTTGGTTTTTAAGTTTGTCACAGGTGGCGAGATTCGTTTCTTCACTGGTGAGCGTTTAGATAATTTGCGTGGTTTAAAGTTTCACAATGTGATAATAGATGAAGCTTGCTATATCCAAGACTTAGAGAATGCGTGGAATAAAGCAATAAGACCGACCCTAACGGACTATCAAGGTCGTGCCTTATTCATATCCACACCGCGAGGCAAAGACTTCTTCTATCGTCTTTATTTACGTAATGGTGACAAAGATTTTCAATCCTTTAAATATACAACGTATGACAATCCATTTATTAATAATCAAGAAATTGACGACGCTCGTGCTTCGCTTCCTTCGGCGGTCTTTGAGCAGGAATATCTTGCGAATCCAATGGAGAATGCAGCTAATCCATTTGGTATGGACTTTATTCGCCAAAACATTACGCAAATATCGAGTGCCGTTCCCATTTGCTACGGGATTGATTTGGCTAAGTCTTACGATTATACTGTTATTATCGGTCTTGACGGTAATGGTTGCGTATGTCATTACGACCGTTTTCAAGCTGACTGGAATACTACTAAGAATAAGATAAAGCAACTATCAAACGTGCCAAAAGTAATTGATGCCACAGGCGTAGGTGACCCGATAGTCGAAGATTTGCAACGTGATGACTATATGATAGAAGGGTTTAAATTTACAAGCACTTCAAAACAGCAATTAATCGAGGGTTTAGTTATAGCGATTCAGCAAGGTTTGATTAAATACCCAGAAGGTTCTATTGTAGACGAATTGTCGTTGTTTGAATATGTGTATTCTAAAAAAGGCGTTAAATATTCAGCACCTAAAGGAATGCACGACGATGCTGTATGCTCTTTAGCATTAGCGTGGCGTGGTTTTATTCAAGGGCGTACACTTGGGCAATATGCTTTAATTTAAACTTATTATTTGTGTGAAATAGTTATTTGCGCTTATATTTTTTGTAATGCGCTTATATTTTATGTAAAGTAAATAGTTTATAATATGACAAACTCGGAAGTAAAAGCATGACAAAGTCGGAAAAATTCATGCAAATTTAAAATACTTTATGACAATTCTATGACAATTGAATAGGCAAGTCGTGTTATATTTGTATAACAAAACAAACAAGCCATGCTAAAATTACACATTTGCCCAAGTCAATTAAAACCAAAAACTTACAATGTTTCATTTCCTATTTGCGGAAAAGTTAGTTGCGCTATTGAATTTGATACAGTTAGCTTAGAAGATTTTTTAAAGGCAGACCCAAAAAGAAGATGCGTAAATTGTTCTAATAAATTAACTAAAGGAGAGAGCTTTTAAAAGCTCTTTCTTTAAAATAAAAATATGAAAGATAAAGCTTTTGAGTTTTTCGATTCAATGCCTAGCGGTCAGATAATAGCTATAAAGGAAATAGCAAAGAATGACCCTGAAGCATTTAAGCAATATCTAAAGGATTATATCGATAGCGGTGGTTTGATTACCATATCACCAGACTGGCGAAAGTTCAGAAAAGATAACGACCCTAAAGACTTTAAAGTTTTTAATTATGAAATAAAATAGTTATATTTGAATATAGTCAGATGGCGTAATTGGTAACGTAAACTCATTAATGGGTTGCATACAGGTTCGAATCCTGTCCTGACTACAAAGACTTATCACAACGGTAAGTCTTTTTTTTATTTACATTATATTTAAACAATGATGAAGAACTGGAATACAATTACAATAGAAGATTATCAATTAATTTATGGCATTATAAACGATGCTAACATGAATGACTTTGAAAAGGAAGTTAAATTGATTTCAATAATTAATGAAATTTCAGAGGAAGAATTAGA